CTGTAGTGACGCTGGGCAGGCGGCTGCCGTCAGGAGTTTGATAAAGGCGACTCCCATTTTCGCTGGTGCGACTCAAGGGCTGATAATCATATTTTTGTTTTAGCATTAGACTCGGAAACTCTCGCCGCATCCGCAGCGATCCTTTTCATTGGGGTTGATAAATTCAAAGCCTTCATTTAATCCTTGACGCTTAAAGTCCATGGTCAGTCCGTTGACGTAAGGTACGTCTTTGCCATTGACCCATATTTTTACCCCATGGCTATCGTAGGTCATCCAATCTCTTGTTACAGGTGGTGTGTCAACATACTCTAGTTTATAAGCCAGGCCCGAACATCCAGTGGTGCGAACACCAATGGAAATTCCTGCACCCTGGCCCCGTTTTTCAATATGCTTTAACACTCTCTTTGCTGCGGTTTCGGTCAGTGTAATCATAGTATCCCCAAGTATAACAGTATTTAAACTTAATTGCAACGCTGCAGAGCAATAAATATCTGATGTTGACAGTCTATATTCATGGCGCCACTGCAACGGCACAGAGTTTCAATTATATCCGAAGCAGCATAAAAGGCCCAGACCTATTATTGGAATACGACAGCGAAAACGGATTCCAAAACAATCTTGATCGAATGAGCGAAACCATTGCCCAGCACTCCGATCAAGCCTTGTTTTTCATTGGGCATAGTCTGGGTGGAATCTATGCACTGAGTCTGGCAGAAATATTCTCTCAGCGCACCAGTGGTGGAGTCACAATTTCCACACCCTATGGTGGATCGGAAGTTGCTCCGTTCCTAAAATACTTTGTACCATTCAATAGATTATTAAAAGAAATTGGTCCCACATCACCGCCCATTGTACATGCAGCAGAAATTGTATTGTCAGTGCCTTGGTGTAACTTAGTGACCACACGCGGCAACTCACCTTGGATCTCTATGCCCAATGACGGAGTTGTCACAGTTGAATCTCAACGCAAGCATCTGGGATTTGATTACATTGACGTAGCAGCAAATCACTACGAAGTGCTAATGGATCCGGAAACAGTGTTTATTGTCCAAGCTCGCATCAAGCAGGCGCAGTTATTGAGCTTGGCTCAATTAATTTAACAGGTCACTGAACGCTCTCTACAATCCGTCGGACTTCTAGACGAGGACGACAGATATCATGATTGAAATTATATACACACTTGTATGCACACACATCACCATTTTATGTGTGACTCTTTATTTGCATAGATCACAGGCACATCGTGGGGTAGAGTTTGACTCACGTGTGGCGCACTTCATGCGCTTCTGGCTGTGGATGACCACAGGCATGGTCACCAAGGAATGGGTAGCAGTGCATCGCAAACATCACCGTTACAGCGATGTTGAAGGTGATCCACACAGTCCACACATATTTGGCATTGCTCGTGTGTTCACACAGGGTGCCGTATTATACAAACAAGCAGCCAAAGATCCTGTAATGGTTGATGCCTATGGTGCAGGTACACCTGATGATTGGATTGAACACAACGTCTACAGTCGTTATTCCACAGCTGGTATTATGTTGATGCTGGCCATTAATCTATTATTGTTTGGATGGGTGGGGTTAGTTATTTGGGGTATCCAAATGATATGGATTCCATTCTGGGCTGCAGGCGTTGTCAATGGTGTAGCACATTGGTGGGGATACAAAAATGGAACAACACGAGATCAATCTAGAAATATTAGCCCTTGGGGTATTGTTATTGGTGGTGAAGAGCTGCATAATAATCACCATCTGGACCCTGCTAGTCCTAAGTTTTCGTTAAAGCCTCAGGAGTTTGATATAGGCTGGTGGTGGATTAAACTGTTAGAACGCCGGGGATTGGCTCAACTTCGTGCTTCTGGCGATAATCCTCTATAGCGGCCTTAATAGCGTCTTCCGCAAGGATACTACAATGGATTTTAACCGGCGGTAATGCGAGCTCCTCGGCAATATTAGAGTTCGTAATAGATCCAGCTTGCTCCAACGTCTTACCCTTGATCCACTCCGTGACCAGCGAACTTGATGCGATCGCCGAGCCGCACCCATACGTTTTAAACTTTGCGTCTGTGATAACATCATTTTCCACTTTTATCTGAAGTTGCATGACGTCGCCGCAGGCTGGAGCACCCACCATGCCAGTGCCCATAGCACGGTCGGTCTTGTCCATCCGACCAACGTTGCGTGGGTTTTCATAATGATCTATTAATTGATCAGAATAAGCCATTTGTTACTCCTAGAATTTATTTTGAAGCAGCACGTTTGGCCATTTTGTCAACAACGCTTTGAGCTTGGTCGGTATTCATTGGTTCTTGGCCTGCAGTTTCATCTTCGGCACCGCGGAACACAACTTTACCATTGCGATCATCACCGTTGACACTGGCAATGATGTTGCTGAGTGGAGGTTGCTGTGAATATGTTTTGAGTTGATCAACAGTGAGTGGAATACCCATTTGTTGAGCTAATTTTAAAAACCCAGCAACAGAAAAACTCTTGTTGATGTTTTCGTCTTGGGCACGGCTAAGGAGAAACTGGCTTAGTGCAGCCAGTTTTCCATTTGACATACCTTCAACTTCATTGATGCGCATTATCTACGCTTTCTGCCAAGTCCTGCACCCGGTGCTGGTTCTTCAATGTCAGCATCAATATCCAAATCTACATCACCTTCTGGAGGAGGCATCTCGCCGCCTAGGTCACCACCCAACTCATCGCCGGCACCAGGAGGTGGTAATTCGCCATCTACACCGGGCATTGCTGGGATACCGCCGCCTTGGGCTTGTCCAGTGACAACTGCAAGAGCTTGCTCAAGTTGAGTCTTGGCACCTTGTAGGCTTTGAATCATTGTTTGTAGTGCAGTATTGGCATCAGTGTTGAACTGATCGGCTTGTGCGGTTCCCACTTGATTGCGAATTGAGTCAACCAGTGCAGGCAGTTCTTTGAACTGCATTTCACTGACATCTTCCAACATGCCTTGCACTGAGTCAACCATGTCTTGTGCAGCCAGCACCACTTGTGCTTGTTGTACTTCGCTTTCGCGCAGTTGCTGGGTGCGTCGTGCAACTTCAAGATCTTGCAGGCGCTGTGTGAGTCCTTGTTCCATGATCACCAGGCTCAAGTAGGCTTGATTGCGCTCACTGACATGGAATGCCGGGGTTGAGCGATGCTCGTTGACAAGACCCGTGACACGAGTCAGCATTTGACGAGTTTGACCACGTGTGAGTTTATCAAATTTAATCTTGTTACCAAAGTAACTTTCGAATACTTTAGCGATTTGTTTTGATGGACGCTGTGCGGCCAGTTCGTTCAGTTTCATTTGAGAATCCTTTAAGATGCAAATATTTAGCCGATTTTATACATTTTTCCAATTCAGCTTTGATCCATTTTTGTCGTGCTTGCCGGTGCTGTAATTTAACCGCGGCCAGCTCACGTATTTCTGAGCTTTTGGTACGATCTTTCACAGCAGTCCTGCAATTAATACCATTTTCAGTCGTTTGTAAGCGGCTGTCTAATTCTTTAATTCTACGAGCTAAATTCAACAGATTATGATTGTCTGCAATACAATAACTAATAGCATGTTTGGTGTTGCAAAATATGCCCACGTCGCAGTCTTGATATGCCACTTTGACAGTGCCATCATTATTGATGATTTGATACTTTCCAAATGCTGTGTATGTATCACCAACTTTGAGTATGAGGTTTGGTTCTAGCTGTTCTAGTTCTTGTTGTGCCAACCGAAATAAGCGTTGGTCGGGTTTCATTTCAAAACAAAGTTGACAACAAGGTACCCAATAACGCTACCAAGCACAGCAATGATTCCAATGCCCCAATTGATGATTTGAGTGTTGCGCTGATTCACAACTTTTTGCATCATGTCCTTGACTGACACAACATCGGCTTTGACCGAGCCAAGCACAGCGTCTAAAGTCTCTAGTTTTTCTTCAAGAAACCTGTAACGTTCGGCGCAGAGCTCTACGTGTGCTTCCAGGCTCTTTTTTTCAATGTCAGTAGTGTCAACCATTTTTAAACTCCAAGATCATTTATTTATTCAATTTCTTGGAACCAAATATTAGCGTCCGGGGCTTGAGTACGCAGCAGAGACACAGTGCCGGGTTCTTCATCCAAGCCCACAATCATGGGCACCGAGTCACAGTCCAGATACAATGCTGCCAGATCGTCTGAAAATACGTCGTCACGATCAGAAACAATGGTAAAACTCCAGACATCGTGTTGCTTCACTGGCAGCGATATGTCAATCAACTGTGTGCGCAGACTCAACAGTTGCACTAGAGTCTCGTAATTGCGCTGTTGGTTGCGAGATCTTGCCCAAGAGTCCTGATCTATGATTGCGGCCTGATTGTTGTCTTTGTAAGGCACTCGATTACTTTTGTAATGCCCGGTGGTGCCAGTGGCAGTGCAATCAAATCTAGTCTTTACTTGAATTTTCATTCTTGATCAATTGATAAGTCATTTTTACTTGTGCAAGTAAATCAGCCAGGGCCACATTTGTTCGAGCTGCGTCACGTATTTTTTCCCACATACGCTCCTCGTCTCTGAGATCTAACATTCGTTGTGTTTCGCCATCCATGTGATGTAGCCAACGATCAGGTGATCCTGACTCTCTGGCATAGACAGTTTTGCCCCCGTCGGGACTTTCATATATTAGTTTAGTTTCCATTTATAAATTGACAGTTAAATGCAACAACTA